ATCAGATTTAGCGCCAGGCACACCAACAATTGCAGTTGGTAAGGTCTCTACTAGCGAAAAAGATGATAAAAATTATTTAAATTACACCTTGGACAAGATTCTTTATCTTCCCAAGTCATCGAAGTCCGCCCCCAAAAAAGCAGTGGATCCTGAAAAAGGTAAAATTGCTGCGGCGGCTATTGGTTCAATTGATTTTTCCCTTTAATTCAGGTACCTAATCATGGTTTTTATTGCCGGTAAATTTTCCGAAGACGAAATTCTCGCCAACGTTCCTCCTCACACACTACGAATTGACCTTCAAGCTCGCCGTTGGAAATCTGATGTAGACTCTGACTCTGCAATCATCGATGCAAACGACAATGGGATTCCAATTGAATTTATCCTTTTAGGGTTTACACCTTACTTTGGAAATCTTGGAATGCGGAACCAAGAAGAGTTCATGCGTATTGCTTTTATCGGTGTAACTCCGAAGCATCGGCTCTTACCGCCACGCTGTGTTACCACTGCGATGATCTCAGGTAAGTCCAGTCAAAAGAACTTTATCGCCTACTTCCAAACCCTGTATAACAACAGGATTAATTGCGCTTCAGTGATTACATCTAGTAAGTTTGTAACCCGTTCTTTTAACGAACGGGATCCTGTAACGGGAGCAGATGGTGCCAAGATCAATTTTAATGCTCTGGAGTTTAAAGACCGTCCGGCTCAAAATGAGCTTGAAGAAAAATTGGTCGAGGACGTTATCGCGTGGCTCGATTCGACGGGAACTGAATCTGTAGTGCATTGTTTGAAGTCTCACATCCCTGGTTCGGACTTGGTAGAACTGCCGCTTGGCTCAGATCATTCTGAGATTAAAGCTCAGTTTGCTGCTGCAAGGCCGCAAGCTTTGGAGGGTTCAACTCGTATGTTTGCTCCTGCAAAGGCTGAGGCAGCAGAAGAGGCAATTGTAGTCACACCTGAACCTCCGCAACCTAAAAGAAAAAAGGCTGTTGAGCTTACGGAAGAACAGGCCAAAGCTCTAGGAGTTGACTTTTAGAGTACAGTAAACAAGTGAAGCCAAGTGAGCGTCGGTATCCCCGGCGCTTTTTATTTTAAATTTTTACAATGTTTTGCCCGAACCCAAACTGCACCAGTGTTGTTACAAACGTCTTAACTGTCCGTCAGAAAAAAAACGGAAAAACAAGGCGTCGCGTCTGCCCTACGTGTGGCTTGAAATTTACGACAGAAGAGATTCTGTTAATAAAAGATGGTCACAAATTAATAAACCCTTATAAAAAGGAAAGCAGAACTAGACAAGGATCTTGTAACCCAGGGGCAATCTTAACCGATACAAATGTCAGAGATCTGAGAAGACTATATAGAGAAGGTAAGACTCAAAAAGAATTAAGCATCAAATATGGTATGAGCAAAACTCAAATATATAGAATTATTCACCGTTTGAGCTGGAAGAACATTTAGTAGAGTTTCGTTTTAACGGATGGTCAACTTCACGTGGAGTTAAAAGTTCCGTTAACGGAGGAAGCATTACGCCAGAGCGAACACACCAAGAAGACAAAGCCGAAAATAAACGTTTATGTAACAGATGCTGTCTATGTATCATTTCAAAAACCTCTATAAGCTGTTCTTTGTCTAGCTTCCTAGCGTCCCTGAGAACTCGCTGGTGTAAAAAATTCTGTTCTGTATCAAGCCACTCAAGATTTAACATTTAATAAACCTGGAATATGACGACTATAACCATTCTTTAGTAGACAGGCAACCTTCCTGTCATTACACTGTGAATCTCCACATGATCCTCATGACTGATTTTTATGTAGTTCCAGATGGGGTGACCCATACGCTGATTAAGCACACGTTTATATCGGGAAACATCTTAGTTCCTTACGATCCGCAACACGTTTTAAGCACACAACTTCAAAAACATAAATATACAGTCACAACAAATGAAGACCCTGATAACTTATTAGATCCTATCTGGTGGGTGTCCATGCGAGAGAAAAAATACGATTGGGTCGTCTGCTCGACCATGGGTTTAAAAGACTACAGTGAATACATAATGGAATACGGAATGTCAATAGCGACTAATGGCATTGCTCTTTTAGATAGGTTATCTTTCTTAGAACCGGTGTTTAAACGAAGAACATTCCTTCTAAAGAATAAATTATCGAACATGGTTGTTTTGTCGCCACGGCCAAAATTTCGAGCTGTAGGTTCGACTAAAGACTCTGTAACAGCTTGTTGGTTTGTTTTCCAAAAACCGGACAAGTGGATGGATGGCACGATGATCAGTTACGCAGTAAATTGGGAAAACATCGGAGCCCTTCCGGAACTTCCAACATGACATCACGTAGCAGAAAATTCGAGCTTTTTCAAAAGGCTGTTGTAGACAACCTGACAAAGCTAAACGAAAAACTAGATAAGCTCTGTGCGCTAACCGTTTCGAACCAACTTCTGCAAGAGTGCGTTGGTCCAGACGGTAGCGTCAGATCAGCAGAAGAGTGTGGTGATATTGTCGTAGAAAGTTTTATGGCAGGCATCTGTTTAGCCGAAGACTTAAATAGTCGGTCTAAAGAATTTGATTATCAAAAATCAGAATTCTTTATTAATGGTGCAGACGAAGACGATGAGGATGATGAAGAAGACGATGATGACGATAACCCACAAGATTTTAACGTCAATAGATGTCCTGTTAATGCGTTTTAACTAGGATACGCTAGAGTTTAGTTAATTCGACACAAACTTGTGTCCCAAACTCGTTTAACAATTGATGGTTTACGTCATTACGTTTGTGATGGAGTACATAGACCACTACCTTCAGTAACTAGTGTTTTATCCGCTACACAAACGGAAGACACTCAACGGAAATTAGCTCACTGGAATGTACTAAATCCGGGTGTAGCAGATGCAGCAGCGGCAAGAGGTTCGTGGGTACACGGTGCAGTCGAAAACTACATCCGAGGTCTAATTGTCAAACCGCCCCAGGATTTACTTCCTTTTTGGCAAGATCTTCCAGAAAAACTAGATGAGCTTTTAGAAAATAGTAAAGTACTGTGGTCTGAAAAACCATACAACCAGCCACAGTGGTCAAAATATGTGGGGGACGATGGTATTGGCAGAATTCATTATTACGACAATATTACAGGTCATGGTTATGCCGGTTGTCCCGACATAATTTATAAAGATCAAAACGGGGAATGTGTACTCGCAGACTTTAAAACTTCCGCAGGTCCTTATAGTTATAGGTTTCCAAAACCCACTATGGATTTGGACGAGAAAACTCGTAAGGCTTTAGTTAGTGGTGTTTTTAAATTAAAAAAGACAAAGTTACAGCTAGCTGCATATTCTATCGCTGCAGAACATTGTCTAGGAGTTAAAATCGACAAAACTCGAATAATTGTGTCTACTCCTGTTCCCGAGTATTCAGTTCAAATTTTTACTTTTGGTGCTAACGAATTAGATATAGACAAGAAACAGTGGATGGAAGTTTTAAAGAAATTTTACTCGAAAGTTTAACCCGAGCTTTCGAGTCTGACCGTGGTCTAATACGGGACATCGTGCCAAAATAGTAAGACGGAGCTAGCCCATGCAATTTGTCTGTTCGTTAAATTCTGAAGTTAAAAAATATGTAAACCCTAAAACAGGGAAAATAAGTGCAGGTGGTAACTTTAAATCATTCAATGAGAATTGGATTCCTGTTACCGAAAGCATTACTTTTATATCAGAACAAGTAAAAGAAGGTGAAGGTCTTTGTGCGTGGCATTTAGTAGATGGCAAACGCATTAAGGATAAAACTGGATGTATTCAAGCAGGCTTGATTATTATTGACATCGATAATCAATTAGACGGAAAAACAGAAGATGGTGAAAAAATACAAAAGCAAGAATTAACTCCTACTCAAGCACTCGAATTAGATCTTTGTAAAAAATATCTGTCCTCTGCTTATTACTCCCCTAGTTCCACGGCGGAATGGCCTCGATTTAGATTGGTCTTTGGCCTAGAAAAACCGATATTAGACCCAGATTTTTTTCAATGGTTTACAAGGCAAATCTCCCAACAAATTCCGGGCTCAGATCGTAGAGCGACATTAACAGTAAACCTTTTTTATGGCTCAAAACAGGGAGAAGATCTCATATGCGTTACAAATAAATTTATACCAGCGGTAAAAATTGACGAAGCTTATATTGCTTACACACAAATTCCTAAAGAAGAATCTATAGAATCAGATCCGTTAGAGGCATTAAAAGTCGAATACGCCGACGAAGGAGCGGAGATTAGCAAACTGGTCAGTAACACGGTTAAGGAAATACTCGAAGGCAATCAAGTCGAAGACAGGTCGTTTGCCATGGCTATGGTTCTCAAAGAAATCATAGGTTGGTGCAACTGGTTACGGGAAGCACAAGTCCCAACACGAGAAAAACCACTTGACATAGCACACCGTGCGTTCTATGCTCTGTATGACTACGCACCTGAACTTGATGGCAAATTTAACCGAATCTTAAACAGCATCACTGATGCTTCTTCTTTGAAGCCAGCTATCTCGCTTGCTGTAGAGAATGGAGAATTATCTCCGTGGAAAAAGTTAAAGTCTCACTATAAAGATCTCTTTGAGACCTTATGCCCAGATAAAATCAAATCAGACATCAAGAGTAGAAAAGCAAAACCAGTAAATTCAATACTAGCCTTTGACATTTTTTCGGAAGATTCTTTCCAAACAACATCAACATCAACACCTTTACCTTCACCTGATTCAATGGTTACCACACCAGCAACACCAGCTCAGCTAATAAACTTGCAGCAAAACAACAGGCAGTTTTCGGAGAACGACATTGCCGATGTTATTGTTAACAACTACGGCGATCGCTTTTTATTCGACTCGACCTTAGACGAGTTCTTTACTTACGACGACGACCAAGGTATTTGGTATCTCCAAGACGATCAGCATATTAAGCGTAGGATTGTAAAAACCCTAGACACTTTTGTTGTAGCTGGTGTTCTACCGAAGTACAACTCAGCTACCGTGGCTTCCGTTTATCAAATACTAAAAGCTAAAATGTTACGTTCGATCGATGGCGGACGTACCTCTATATGGAACAAAGGGCGCCGTTTTATACCATTTAAGAATGGTATCTTAGATCCGGACACACAACAATTTAACGCTGGTAACCATAAGGATTTGTTTTTACGAACAAAGCTAGGTTACGACTACGACAAAAAAGCTACGTGCCCTAAGTTTATTACTTGGCTAGAACATGCTGTCGGAACAGAAAAGGTAGTTATTATCCAAGCATTTCTACGTGCGTTGGTAACAGGTTATGTCACAGGAGAAAAATTTCTTCACTTAATTGGTCCGGGCGGTACAGGTAAATCCACGCTGCAGCAAATTCTTATTGCCCTTGCTGGGTTTGGTGGGACACACACAAGCGATTTGGAAACAATTGAAACTAATCGGTTCGAGACGCACAACCTCATCGGCAAGCGGTTACTGCTTTTGACAGACGAGGCTTCTTTCTCAAAACGTTTAGACACGTTAAAAAAACTTACTTCCTCCTCTGACACTTTGCGGGCGGAGCGAAAGTATGGGACACAGACGATTAACTTTAAACCGGAGTT